TGATTTAGAGGACAAAATACCCATTTTCTTGTGCTCTGTTGGCTCACACATATTCAACGCGATGAACAAGTGCGCTACCTGTGACTTCGAGCCGGGTGAGGAGTTCGTAATCGAACCCTGCCCTATGAGACACCCTAATGCCCCGTTCTATACCCCCGGTGCAAGAGCGGCCGACACGCGCCTGCATATACTGATGAGAGGCATGAAGGGTTCGGGGAAGTCAATTCTAATCGACACCTTCCTTGCACAAGGCACAGGCCTCTTATGGAACCACAACGGTCATAAGGGAGAAGGCTTTCGCACCATGATAGGACCTAACAGCGTGACCGAAGCCGGTATGTTCGGGTCGGTTGATGAAGACGGAATCATAGTGGGAAGACCACTTGCCCGTGAGATGTGCGGTGGGTTCTTAGGTTTTGAAGAGTTCAGCAGTTTGGTCGATGCTAACAAGAAGGACCATAGCACCGACATGATGAATCAGATGCTTACCTCCACCGATAGCGGTAGGGTGAATAAGTCAATGAGAAGTGGGTGGGTGCGCTACACTACACGCTACACGGTATGGGGTGGAACGCAACCCGGTCGATTCGAGTTGGAATCCGGCCTTGATAGGAGATTCTTCATTATCGACATAGAAATGAACCCCGAGAAGGAATTGGCTTACAAGAGGGCCAATCAGAAGCAGGCTAACATGGCTCAGGAAGTAAGAGTCAAGATTCACAACCTTCGAGAAGCCATACGTCGCTTCTTCATGGAACGGCAGATGGAGGCCATATTGAATCCCCCTGTTCAAATACGCTTCGGTCAGGATGTTCAAGATTGGTTGGAACGGGAGGATGTTCGTTCATGGGAGGCCGATTTGTTCCGCCGATTGATGGTAGGGTATTGGATGATGAAAGAGAATTACAACCCTATGCCTACTTTTGAAATCACGATTGACGACCAATTACTGACCTATCTGAATGACGCTGTGAGAATGCGGAGGACAGTCATGGACGCTGATATGGTTCTCATCAAGGACACCTTTTGGAATCAAGACCTCGCAAAATCAACCCTCGTAAAGGAGGTTGCCCGCATGGTGACGGGAGGGGATTATCAGTCAGCGAAGAGATGGATTGAGGAATCACTTCAAGGCCATTCGTGGTATCACGAGTTCAAGAAGAACAAATCCGGAGAGAGGGGCCGAAGGGGGGTAATATGCCGAATAGGTTATGAACCTCCACCGACACGGGCTAAACCGGAGATACAATGGGGCGAGTGGCAGGAGGCTGAACAATGAAGACGAGAAGACATATAGAGGTGCGGTTATCGGAATCTCAAGATGATACCGAGATTGAAGTTCTCAAGTGGGTCTTGAAATCCCCCGATTGTGCGCTCTGCCAATCGCCCAGCAGGGTGGAGTTGGAAATGAAGATTCATAGAGGAGAAGTGACCGCCGTGTTCCTTGAACAGAAGTATGGTTGGCTCCCCGGTTCGGTCAATGTTCATCTTACCGACCACGAAGATTATGACCCTGTGAAGGCCGGTCTGATAGAAGCCATGCGACAAGACACCATTAACACGCTTAACCTTGCCGAGAATACCGCACAGAAGATTGCCGATTGGCTCACAGAATTAGAAGCACAGCGGTCCCCCGAATACATCGACACGGATTTCATCGCTGACGCGACAAGACTCACGGCCCAATTGGGCGGGTATCTCAAATTAGCGGGTGCATTGAAGAAGGAAATAGGCACAGATTCCCAACTGCTTCTCGCACAGCGTCAATTGGATGAAGTCATGTATATTCTCGTTGATACACTCAAGGCACAGCCCGAACTCCTTGACCAAATAGAGTTTAGGGTGTCTTCACTCAAATCCCCCGTCGTAGATGCGAAATACGAGGTAGTGGAATGATGGGAAAATATCGTAAGGTCCCGTGGCTTGAAGCAGATGCAGACGGTCCCTTCGATACACCCGATGAGGCTATCATAGATATGATACCCAAGAAGGGCAGGGAGAAGTGGCGAAAGCGGAGTAAGCATATAGCGACAAAACCCATCCCAAAGGAGTTATTTCCGAAACTTGCAACTCTAATGATTGAAGACAAACTCCGATTCGTCCTGACCGATGAAGGGTATGAATGGTATCACGAGGATTACAAGGTTACGACAACCACCATTCGCGAGGTGTGGGGGCTGACGGCTCATCAATGGAGACGCTTTCTCCGGTGGGCTTATAAGGCGTGGCCCGACTGACTAAGTAGATGCGGGACAAAGGATATGAGGCGTATCTTGATGCAGAGGAATTAGGAATGGAAGAAGAGTTTAACGAAGAGGATATGGTTCAATGGGACCCGCTAATTTGGGAAAATAGAGATTTAGAGAATTACAGCACCGTCGCCGTCATACCCGGCTGTGTGGTCTTCCAAGAAGAGTGTGAAAACACCATAGACGAGTTTGCTAAGACATTGGGGTGCAAACACCCTATTCTCATCATAGGGACAGCGACCACCCGACCGAATGTGGAAGAGCAAGACCACCCGCTACCAGAATCAGGAGGAAGGCACGATTTCTTCTTTTCATTCCACAATCTCGACATTATGCGTGTTGCTGTTCCCCGACTGGCCTTTGGCGTCCGATGGTGGGAGGATGTGGTGGATAATGAGTGGAATAACCTACCTATGACTTTGAAATCAGAGTATCGTGAAAACAGCATCTATGCCGACTATGTCTTCGACAGCATTGGGTTTGGTAGTGGTGTGTATGACGAGGATTAAGCCTACCCTACCCAACAAGTTTAATCGAAAGAGTATCAAGAACGCACTCACATTATGGGCCGTCGAAACCAACAATCACCCATTCACGGTCATAGACATTAAAAATTGTGGGGTTCTCGACCGCACCCATGAAAATAGGCGGGGACACAAGGTTCCTCGGGGACACAACATCAGCAGAACCTCATTGAGCTCTGTATGCGGTAGTTTGGAACGACAGGGCTGGCTTGAGTTGGTTCATCATGACCGATGGAGTAAGAAAGGAAGATGCAAACAATGGAGATTAAGTGGCTTGGGTATTGTATAGAGTGTTCCAAGTGGAGACACGCGAAGCACATCATCAAGAATGTTAGGACGAGTGAAATGAGATGTCGTATCTGTATCACTCGGATTCTGCTGATATGTCCGATATGCAAAGGAGGCGGTAAGATGAAGCACAAAATCGACGGCTTGGAATCCTGTTTGCATTGTGGCGGTCAGAGGGTGGTTCCGCAGATGGGGGTTGAATCATGGGAGTAATCATCTACGCTGGTGACGATGAGGAGTTCCGAAAGGGCGAGTTCATCGTGATGCACGGTGAGATGACTTCACCACCGACTGCCCCCGAAGTGACCTACATATTGCATTGTGAGTCGTTTCCTCTGTCTATGGCGCGGGAATGGGGGCCATTGGTGGAGTATCGGCTTGTAGTCATCCCCCGAAAGGGCTGTAGGGGCATTACCGAAGGGGATAACATCTTGATTCACAAATCCGCGAAGGTCCCGAAGAAAAACTTCAATACTCCTATCAATGCGATGCTGAAATGGACTGACCGCAATAGGGCATGGAAGGCTATGAAGGTTGTTCCGCTCGCTCTTGCTGAGGCGTTCCATAGGGTAAATCGGGTTGAGGGCATCGAAGAAATGCGGACCGTCAGCAGGGCGAGATACCAAATGGAAGAGGATTACGCGAAATCGGCCCTCGTCTTCGGAACCCCTCCAATTCATAGTAGCGTCACATGGCCTAAGAAGAAGAGTAAGGATGATGAAATCCCCTTTGGATTCCGGGCGAGCGATGAATACGCCGAGTTAATAATTAAGAACGCTCCCGAAGTGAGAAACGAATTGCGAACAATCGGACATACGCCCTCTACCGTGAAGAAGCGGAAAGAAACGGTGGTGGAGTGGTTATGATGGAACTCACAGGTTGGGAAGCAATCGCTCTACTGTTCTACATGCCTCTCACTTGGCTCCCTCTTTATTGGGCATTTATAAGAGTATCTCGGTTTCTCTTGGTGAGAAAATTGTCGGCCAATCTACCGGAAAAGGCGAGCGACTCAGTCAGTCTTGCGGGGGCCTCCATGTGGATGGGTCAGGAATAGGGTTAAATCCTACCACAATTTCCGACTGCGTGTCGGCATACGAACCGGGGGTCAACAAGAAGGAAAGGGGATTTGCTGAACCCGGTAGTCGAGGGCGTAAGTTAGGCTACCGTCGATTCTATATGGGACGAAGGAGTAAGGGAAAGAGAATGGCTGGTTATAACGCTCGAATAAGGCGACATTTGATTCAGATACTATGGGATATTGCAGAACCTCTGACCAAGCAGGAGATTACAACGCACCTTAAGAACAGATGCAAACTCGTCAGCACACCCAGCCCCATATCCCTCGGCACTATCCTATCCCGAAACCCACAGGTCAATTCCGATAAGTCCATCATCATTACGACCGGTGACGGTAGGAGAAGGCGTGTCCCACAGTATGAAGTCAATTACGACTTGATTATCGAAGAAGAAGACATACTACTCACTCTTCCATTCAATGCCTTGACCAAGATGGAGAAATCACAGGCTGTCTTGTGCCGTGGTTGCGGTAGGAGAAGATACTTCACAGAAGATATGGAGCGATGTTTGGAGTGCTTCCGATTTCCAAAATGATTATAAGCGGTGAAGCAGACGGCCCTACATGCACCGGCCCGTAAGATTGAAGAGCGATGAAGAAGAGAAATGCTATTTCTGCACTACACCCCTCCCCGAGAAGGGGAAAGACGGTATCGTTTGGTATCGAGGTAAGACAGGTATGCGCTGGGAGACTATTCCCGTATGCGAGTTGTGCTGGCGCGTTGCTGAGGAAGTGCGTGGTTGGTATGATAGCCCCCACTCATACCCAGAGTCACGCCATAGGAGTGATTGAAGGTGAAGGAGATATGGGCGGAGAAATACAGGCCGAAGGAACTCGATGAGGTGCTGGCGCAAGAAAGCGTCGTATCTGAGATGGTAAGCATAGTGCGCGGTGACGCTCCGATGCAACATTATCTCTTCCACTCACCCGAACCCGGTAGCGGTAAGACGACAGTTGGGCGCGTCATGGCTAACGAGTTGGGCTATCAATTGCACGAGTTCAACGCATCCACTAAGAAGCAGAGGGGAATTGACTTCGTTGAAGACGATATTGGTCCTATGTCCCGTATCGGTCAATGGGAGACTATTTTCCTTCTTGACGAGGCAGACAGGATTACACCGACGGCACAGGACGCGCTGAAAGGAGTCATTGAAAATGCACAGGGCTACTTCATTCTCACCTGCAACGACTTGAATAAGGTTTCGCCGTGGCTCAAATCGAGATGCCAAGTTAGGACCTTCACCCCCATACCCGACGATGAAGTCTATGACCGTTTAGCCCATATCTGTGTTCAAGAAGCGATAGACCATATCGGTGAAGCCGACCTTAATGTGATAGTGGAAAAGCACAAGGGCGACATGAGGAATGCCATCGGTGCGCTTCAAGCCGCCTCGTATCTATCCCCTGCCGATAAGGAGGCATTCATAGCATCCCTGACCGTCCCACCAATAGATGCGGGGAAGGTCCTAAGCCTATGCTTCAAGGAGAAGGATGTTCCGGCGGCTGTTGCCCTACTATCTACAACGCGGGCGCGTGACTCTATCCATGCCGTCTTCACTAAGGCGGTAGATGCTAACATCAGCGACGCGAACATGAAACTGTTGGTTGTCGGCGCGGCCATCCAAGCAAGACGAGATTTAATCAACGGAGTCCCCGATGACTACGTGATTTGGGACTTCTGTCGGGTGATTTCTCAATGAACCGGCAGGGTTATAAGGGGTGACTTAGTGGCGTTAAGTAGCAGAACAGGTGTGATTATATGACCGAAATTGATGTGGAACAGATAGTGAGTGACCTCGCAACCAACTTAGGTGTTGGCGAGGATAGATTAAGAACGAAAATGGGTGAAGTGCTTGCGGAGAATGGCCCAGCGTGGGCCAACGCAGGTAAGGATGAGGTGACCTGCCAAATCCTATCAGCCCGAGTTGCCGGTCGTCAATTGAAGATGATTGGCGAGCGCCTCAAGAAATCGGGCCTTGAACAATTCGAGGGAATGTTCATCCGTGTCCCCCCTTACAAGGATTGGGCTCAGATAGCATACCGCAAGAACGAGCGTGAATTGACGGCACGAGGAAGTGTTGGTGACCCCTCTACACAGGCGCAAATCAGAAATGGTGCGCTTGTCTACTTCGAGGCTAACGGCGCAGGCTATACCCGACACGCTAATTCGAGTCTTCTGAACCGAAACGCGCTGGTTGAGGGCATTGACGAGGCTACGGTTTCAGAATTGCCTAAGATTATCCATGAACTCCCTAACGGTGATGCGTTCTACCTTGTGTGGAACAACACGACACCGACCTTCCCATCGGGTGACGCTAACTTCAAGTATGGAGCCCCGCGCCCTGCTTCGGAGAAGGAGCGAACATCACACTTCTTAGGACGCAAGGCTGGTAGCAACGACGAGCCAGCACTAATCACGGTGAGGTCATCCGGCAAGACAGCCGATGTGCAATACGCTACCTTCCTCCCCGGAACAATAGGGCTTCGACCCGGACGGGACGGGAAGGTCGCCTATGCTAAGGAGTTGAGTGACCTTCTTCCGAATGAAGAGGTTGCAGGTATTTTCGATGCACCCCCCTTCGCCGTCGGAGACGATGGCCCCGAAGGGATAGTGACTGAGATGTTGGGCGGGCTTTACCCCGACGGAGGTCTTCTGCCTTCTTTCGCCACATTGGAGCAGTATCATACTGACCATAATGGAGACAAGGATTGGTGGGACCAATGGATAGGAGTTGTTGGTGAAGTGGTGCATATCGACCCGCGCGAGCGTGGTGGATTCACCGTGACGCTGGGAGACTTAGACATTACTTCAACAGCACCCGGTCAGGATTTGGTGATTCCGCGTTCGCAGGAGCACCTCCTTAACTTCGGGCTGGGTTCGCAGGTTCTCATAGTGGGACAAACATACAAGAGCCGTGATGACGAGATGCGTTTCGTGAGTCATGGTTGGTGGTGTGTTGATGCTGTGGCCTCAGTTGCTATCGACGAAGAATCATGGGAGGACTGATAGTATGGCGCAGGCAGGTTGGGCTAAGGGCTCACCAAAGGCGAAGACCCCATCTAAGCCATCGTATAATGTTGACCATTACCGTCAGCAATTCAACAAGAATGTTGAGCGCAGACTTGAAGCAACCCCGGTCCGAATGGCCCTTGTTGGGAAGGAGAACACCTGCAAGACAGGACTTGCGCTCAGTCTTTGCCGCACACCCGAAGAGGTTAAGGAGGGTAAGAAGGTCATCCTATTCGACTTCGATTCATCAGCAGAAGCAACGGTGAGGTTCGTCTGTCCCGACGACCCTAATGTAATCGTGCTAAAACTCTTCGACGAAACTGACGATTCTATCTTCGAGGAAGACGGCGTAACCACCTCATGGACCGGTTTGGTTAAGAAGGTAAGAGCCTTCGTGACTATCGCCGGTCAGATAGTGTCTGAGGAGGATGTTGCGGCTATCATATTCGATGGAGGTTCAACCTATCTCAAGTGGTGCGAGTTCGCTATGCGTGAATCACTAATAGAGAAGGGTATAATTGCTGACGAAGGGGACTCATTCAATCAGAAGGAGTGGCGCGAGAGGAATCAGACATTCCGCGACACCCTATACCGAATCCAAGCCCTGCCGGTAGGACGAGTGTTCTTCACATTCCACTTGAAGGACCACAAGACATACCTCAGCGATGGGGGAGGCAAGAAAGTTCTCATGAAGGTTGGTGAAAAGCCCGACTGGGTCGATGGAACCCAGCGCAATATGAGCCAGCAGATATTCTTGGCTCGATATACCAAAGAGGGAGATGAAGCCGCAGGCGTTAGGGCAGACTCAAAACTCACCGCTAAGGAGTTCGTGGTTCGCGGAACCGTTGAGGAAATGAAGGGGACGGGAAGTGAGTTCGTGGGGACCGTCCATGATGTTCTACAGATAAAGGGTGGGAAGGTCACATGGAATGGCCTACCTGATATGGGCCTCATCTGAACGGAATGCTTATAAGCCCTAACGGGGTGGCCGTAGTATGCAGGTTAAGACAGCAGACCTTAAGAGACTTCTTGAAGTCACTTCGAGAAAACAATTTGTGAATGCGAAGCCACAGCAACAGGTCATCGGTTGTGTGATTCGACCCAACGGGGCATCGGCTAAGACGACCAGCCTCGTCCGTGACGGTAAGACGAGTCTTGCACAGTTCTCTATGGGTTGTGATTGGGAGGAAGGAGAAGATGCTATCGTTGTCCCCGACATCGAACGCCTGCTGGGAGTGCTTACAGCGCACGGTGGCGAAGCGACATTAATACAGGACGGCGGTTCCCTCAGAATCAAGAGCAAGGGGAAGCAGACAACCCTTGTTGCAGAACCCGGTAGCCTTGCGTTTCCTCACACACAGGAGACAATCGCCCAATGGGAGGAAAAGTCCATGTCCTTAGCGGAGCAGATTGATTCAACAACCCCCTCCTATAAGATGCGTGATGGCTCCGAGCGCACAGCGTTCTGCTGTATTGATACCGGGTCATCCCTGCTTCACGAGGCTTTGAAGGCAGACAACATCAACGCACAGAAACTCAATCAGTATCAATTCATCCACGACGGTTCAAATACCCTGAGCGTCAGAACAGGGACAGACCTCAAGGGTGAGACACACACCATCCTTAACGAGGAATGTCCGTATGATGAAGCATTCGAGTCTGTCTATGAAGGCGGGTTGGAGCAAGTCCTTGCACACTATGACGGGATGGTCACCTTATGCTTCTTAGATTTCAGACCGGAGGGACAAGGCATCCGACTGATTGCCCGATTCGATAACGACGATTGGGTATTTCAAGCGGCTGTCTTGAAGAGGTGATTAGATGGAGGATTGGAATTACTATGTGGGCGACCCCTGTTATGTGGTAGACGACAACAAGTGGGATGAGTTCTGCAACCTACTGTTCAAGAACGAGGGTTATCAAGGAGACAACCCTGCCTATATCGAATGGGAGGTTGATGGTGAGTTATATGAAATCGAAACATGGGACAGCCCCGGAGGCGATGGTGTGTGGAGGTTTAGTGGTGGTGAATGTGGGGTTGATGCCGGTCTTTTGGCGATAGTCCCCCGCGAATGCTGTGCTCAATCAGCAGAAGGTATGGGAATCCTGTTCGAGTGCCGCCCCGAACTCGAAACAAGTAATCAAGACTATATGGTCATACTGAACGGTGAGCGCGATGCAAGTTGGACTGAGTGTGGCGAGTGTGGTGAGTGGGTCTATATTGATGGGGGCGAATGGGAATGTAGCGAGTGTTGGAAGACGGGTTGCGAGTCCTGTTGGACCGGATGCGAGTGTGATGAGGATGAGTAATGTTGAACGACATATCATCCGAACCCCACTAAAGGAGCGATACGGCGCACCCCCTTTCAGCATCCTTGATGCTCGGCAGGGCTACTGGCAAGACCGCAAAAGATGGTGGACCAAGAAGGGCATCCGGTCAGAGTTGGGGCGTGGCGAGCAACTAATCGCCATGTCTAAGTCCAACATGACCTATATGTTCGGCAAGAAGCAGTATGATATTGACCAATTGCAGAAGGAGGGCATCCTTCTAACTGATGAAGAGGTTGAGGTTGGTGGCGATTCAAAAGGGAGTGCAAAGACATTCGCTATCGGAGACAAGCAGACATGGAATGCTGAGCAAGAGGCGAAGAAGGACTTACGCGCTATCCCCGGTGGAGGCACAGGGAAGAACAGCGCATGGCTCCACAAGAACGAGGATGGAACAACAAGTGCGACCCTCCAAGACCCGGATGCTTTTCAGAACAGGGCGTCGGGGACTTCGATATTCGACCCGGTGCTAACCGAGTTGATGTATGGTTGGTTTTGTCCCGAAGGCGGTAGCATTCTTGACCCGTTCTGCGGCGGTTCAGTTAGAGGTATAGTGGCGGCACACGGCAACCACGAGTATGCCGGTATGGAGTTGCGTTCCGACCAAGTCCAAGCCAATAGGATTCAAGGGCTCGAGATATTGGGGGACACGGATTACCCTATGCCTAATTGGGTCGTTGGTGATGCACTCGATATACAGGACAAGATAGGAGGCGACAGAATGTGGGACTTCATCTTCTCTTGCCCCCCGTATGGTGACCTTGAAGTCTATTCAGAAGACGATAGGGACCTATCAACGATGGAACACCACGAGTTCCTCGATACATACCGCACAATCATTCAGCGTTCTGTGGAGTTGCTCAAGCCTAACAGGTTCGCCTGCTTCGTCGTGGGTGACTTCCGAAATGAGGAGGGCTTCTACCGAAACTTCGTTAGCGACACCATTGACGCATTTCAGTCAGCAGGAGCCATACTATACAATGAGTGCATCCTAATCACCGTTGCAGGTAGCCTGCCTATCAGAGTGCATAAGCAATTCGCCAACAACCGCAAACTCGGTAAGACACATCAGAATGTTCTCATCTTCTTCAAGGGTGACCCGAAGACTATCAAGGATGAGTTTCAGTATCTTGATGTTGAAGACAAGACAGAGGCTGTGGAATGGCTCTAAGCCTATCGGACTTTGAACCGCTCACCTTAGACAATCTATTGGATTACCGCAACGGTCTGTTCCGTGCCTACCGGCATCCCCGATACTATCAGTCCCCGCTCCGTCTGATGCACCAACCCCATGTCTTCAAGGTCGGCTATGTGAATGATGATGTGGTGGTCATCAAGGACAGGCAGATAATGGGAACGCAGGTTCTCTATTCTATACTACCCCCGAACAATTGGGAGGTCATAGACACCTTGACCGAAGCAGGCATACCCTGTTTTCTAAGCGACGAAGATGTGCATTCCGCCCCCAAGCGATACGGGGTCGTTCCGGTGAAGGACAACATAGAGTATGTGTATCATCTATCAGCGTTCTCAGATAGGTTCGGGGTGAATAAGAATCAACTGCGCCGCCCCTGTAATCGTGCTGAGTCGTTGTGTGAGTCGGGCGCGTTGAATATCTGTGCATATTGGGGCGAAGTCCCCTACGATACGCTGGAATCGTGCAAGGCTTTGACCGTCAAGTGGTTGGGTCAGAGGGCGAAGTCAGCGTGGAAGCCAAATTACTTCCTCGATGTATTCAATCAGTATGCGGCCACCTCACCTGACCAAGCCCTGTTATTGACCATCATGCAGGGGGATAGGTGCTTAGGCTACCACCTATCACATAGGGTCTGTAATGGTATCATCTATGATGTCGCCTGCAAGGACTATGAGGACACACCGATTAAGAACATGACCCCTGTGATGCTACACCATGCGTCTAAGGCGTGGGCTGAGCGCTTCCCTTCGCAGGTTGAATACCTTCGAGTGAATAGGGGTGCGGCGGTCCGAGGTAAGGCCAGCAGAATAGCCAAAGAAAAACTCAGACCGTATCTGCGTAATCAAATCTACAAGACAGTCCCCGATGTGAAAATGACCCGTGACTTAAAGGATTCCCTCTTCGCGACCGGAAAAGGCGTGGAATGGGTATAGGGTCATGAAACCGGAAGCCTTATAAGCCCTAACGGATTGGTAGTAAGTAGAAAGCGTAAAGGCATGAGGCCACAACATTGAGTATAACTGCAAAAATCGAGACAAAGACAGACGGGACCATCAGCGTGAATGCTGGCGAAAGAGTGATTGTAGGCGACCATTGGTATAGATTAGAGTGTGGTGTGGTAGCATCGCGAGTCAAGGCTTACCGAGATAGGGAATGGCTCCTCGACATGTATCACGGGAACGGTCAGACTCTTAAGCAGATAGGAGAAACCTGTGGGGTGAGCCCCATGACGATTAACCAATGGTTGGTCAGGCACGGAATCCCAAGCAGGCCTCGAGGAAGGCGGAAGATTGAATGACCGTCACCTTCTATCTGTGCGGTCCAATCCTTCACGATGAAGATAGGGACCGCTCGTTAGCGTGGCGTGAAATAGCGTTTGATATTCTGAGCTCAAATGGGTTCGAGGTTTTCAACCCGATGGTCAGCGAGCAGTATGGGAATGTGCATTATGATGAGCAATTCAAGGAACTCATAGTCCCACGCGACAAGATGATGATTGAGCGTTCTGATGTAATCATTGTGAATTACATTCCGAAAGAACTCAGTATAGGGACCTGCATGGAGGTCATGTATGCTCACATGATAGGCAAGAAGGTCATTTGGTTCGCAGAAGATGAGGAATTGGGAATTAAACTCGAAGAGAACCCGTGGGTGATAGCACACAACGATTGGGAGTTCGTTAGACCTTTCAATGCAGATTCGATACGGGACCTGTGTGAATGGTTCGGGTGTTTCGGTCTGCATGAACCGATTGCTCTTATAGATGCTTACAAAAGACCCCGTGACTTCTGCTAAGGCTTATAAGGCGCACCCCCTACATAGGGCTGTGATAGTGGATAGGTTAGGTGGGAGAAGGGTTGCGGTTAGGTATCGTGACCCCGTCACCCTTGACCGGAAGCAAGATGTTATAGGAGACATATACCCCTACGGGTTTCTTCGGGATGAGGAAGCAGAATTGGTGCAGGCGGTCGGGAAAGAAAGCGGCTATACCGGAGTGTATGGTGAGCCGCTGACCAAAGTGGCCCTTGCAGACCCGAGCGAAGTGGGGGCATTGACGAAGAAGTTTTCTCAGACATGGGAATGCAATATCCCCTTCACCAATCGAGTGTTAGTGGATTCCGGTAGACACTATCCGTTCTACAAGCATCGTGTGTGGTATCTCGACCTTGAATGGAATGAACAAGAAGAAGTGACGGTAGCGACAGTCTTCGACAATTACATGGGAAAGTATCTAACATGGTTCGTCGCCCCACCCGGCTCTAACTTCCCGCCTATGGTCAGTCAGATAGGGGATAAGGTGTTCGACACACCGCTTAAGTGCTTCCAAAGTGAGAAGGAATTGCTTGACGACTTCTTCCATGTGATGATGAAGAAGGACCCGGATGTGCTGACCGGCTGGTGGCTCATGGGTGCGGATATGCGAGTCCTGTTTGATGCCTGCAAGAGACACGGTTGGAATGCTGGGAAAAGAATGAGCCCTCACGGTGCTGTCCGGTATCAATTTGACGACTATTCACAATGTATCATGGGCCGTCTGACTATCGACCTGATGGTGGTCTTCTGCCGTTTGTGGCGTGTTCAGAATGGTCAATTGCCCGGTCAGAGTCTTGCTGATGTTTCAGCCTATGTCTTACCCGACGACACCAAGCACGAGTTAGAAGACGGACACGATACCTACTACACAGACATTGGTAGGTATATCGACTATAACATACAGGATGTGGCCTTGATGCCTAAACTCGATAAGATGCTGAATTGCATCGACCACTTTCTGAACCTACAACACATCGTCCAATGCGACTTCACAACTACTCCGTGGGTGACGAGACTATGCACAGTCCTTCTGATGCGGGATGAGGACTTCAACCTTCGCATCCCATCCAGACCACAATTCCCATTAGAGAAATATGAAGGGGCAGACATACAGGAGCCTAAGCCCGGTCTTTATGAGTCTGTCGCCATCATGGATGTGCGAGCGATGTATCATTCCAATGTGGTCAAGAACAACATATCGTGGGAGACTATCGTTGGGGATTCTTTCGATTTGGATGCCCCAACAGGGGCGTTAGGTCGAGCGATGGACCTACTTACCAATCTACGCAACGAATACAAGAGTAATATGAAGGCTTCGGTGACCAAAGAGGAAAGGGTTAAATGGAACTCGGCGCAGTATGCTACAAAGTCGTTAGTGGCTTCACTATACGGTGTGTGTGGAGACAGCCGGTATGGTATGTATCACCCAGCGGTAGCGGCGGCAATCACTCGCACATCAAGGGAGACGCTTGGTGAATTACGAGATAGGTGTGTTGAACAGGGACACGAGGTGATTTACGGCCACACGGACTCAGTATTCGTGACTGTTGAATCCCCCGAACAAGGGGTCACTATGGTTGATTGGATTAACGAGCAGATGCACCCCATCGAAACTGAGTTTGAGAAATACTGTGAAAGGATGATGCTCAAGGCCAAGAACCGATACGCTGGTAAAGTGGTCTGGACTGACGGTGAGTATCACGAACCCGAATACTACATCAAGGGGATAGAGTCCAAGCAGGCACGGATGCCTAAGACCATGAAGGACGCTATGAACACCACGATAAACTCGATGCTTGATGGAAGGTCACAAGTATGGGTGACCGAAAAGGTGTCTGAAATCATTCACGACATCGTTGAAGGACGGACTTCACTTGAGGACTTGAAGATGAAGGGCAAATTGAAAAAGGACCTTGAAGACTATAAGACGATAGGTGGTCCTGCGGCGGCGGCACTATGGGCGAACACCAACCTCGGTAAGGAATATCGCAAAGACTCCTACTTTTGGGTGCTGATTGACGACACCGGAAGGTTTATAGGCTTTGATGAAATAGCAGAGTTGCCGGAAGGTGTTCGGATAGGGTATGAGGTCATGGTTGAACGCTACATCATTGAAAAGGTCAAACCATTTTATGAGATAGCAGGCTGGGATATTGGACCTTTAGTGGATGCAAAGCGAGGCAGAAAAGCAATAGAGTGGTTATGATGACGAAGGGACAGAGAACAGCGAAGAAGCAGACCGCGAAGCAGATTATGAGGCAAGACCTCAAGGAGATGGAAGAGAAAGTCCAATTGATAGAGGATAAGCACAACCAATTGGTGAGTGTCTTCATTGATTTCAGCAGACACGCCGAGAATATGACGACGCTATTGCACCTTCACCTCTTGGATGACGACCTTGCGACGAAGGAGGAGTGTTCCGGTTGTGGTATGAATGTAATCTACCCGCACAAGTTTGAGGAGATACAGGCGTTCCCTGTCTGTCCCAACAGGGTCAATGAAGACGGCGAGGAAGTTGATGAGTGCATGAACGGCTTCTCGCACATCGAAAACCCCTTCGCGTCGGACGAAGAGGAATAACCTTCACTTAGGTCCCGGCCAATGGTATTACTTCCGAAGGATGAGTAAACTCGACTGGGAGACTTTCAAGGACTATGCGTGGAACGGGGGAGATGTTCAGTCGTGCTATTCGGAGATTCACAATGGAGAAGACCGGGAAGTGTTCTGTGTGGATATTAGCCACAGCGGTCTAAGCACCCTGACCGAAGCAGAAGTGTTGTTGGGCCTCCATGTTACCGGTCTATTCCTATTCACTTTCGCGTATGCGCTCTACATTTGGCGAAGTAGCAAGGCTTATAAGCCCCAACGCAGATGACGCTTCATGAGAAAGGACGCTGTTGAACAGCATCGGGTGGATTCGACCTATAACCCCTATGAGGTCACAGAACAGAATATCCTACGCGTGAGTAAGTCATCCTTCATGCTGGCTCGTCAATGCTTGAGGAAGTATTGGTGGAACAAGGTAGCCCTACCTGATATTCGCATCCCCCCTAACGAGTTCATGATTAAGGGAACGATAGTCCATAAGGGGGTCGAAGACCTTTACACGGATTGGGACCCGGAAAACGAGTATTTGGGGGGCGAAGGAGACATACACATTATACGAGGGATGTTGCCTGTTGGGACCGACTATGACGACACCTTTGACGAAATCGCAGTTATGGAGGAACAACGCTTGGATGCGTGGGGTCCCGATTTCTTTCAACCTGTTGAGGCAGAAGTGAAGCACCAAGTCTATGACCCGGAGTTCGATGTTATGCTGGTGGGTATGTGGGACGGACTCATGCAACACCCCGATGGCGGTCTGTGCATCATGGAATTGAAGACAGGCGACCTAAGCACCGGCAAATTGAGCAGGGTGCGAAGGGAGTTGTGCTTCTATGCCCGAATGATACGACTTCTTGGTTACGAGGAAAAGTATGGGCCGGTGACGCACATGATGCTCATATCATCCGACTGTATCAACGCCCGCACAGCATCTACTCTACTTGCAAGTAAAAGGAAGGAGGTCTTCATGGGTGATGAAAAGGGCATCACGGTCATAGAGAAATTAGGCAAGCGGAGCCATACAGCATTCGAGAAGGACTACGCACGGACCGTTCAAGGCATACGAGATATGAGATGGGTCCCTAATTGGAGTGATTACTTCTGCGCCAATTACTGCGAGTTCTACTTGTCCTGTGATGAGGAATTACATGGTGCTGGTGAAGACCCGACAATAGGATGGAATGAAAATGAGTGATGATAAACAGTTGGAAGCGGACCTTAACGCCGCGTTGATTAAAATAGAGAACTTGGAACGGGCTATGAGGACTATGATTGATGAAGTGGGAATGTGGAGTGAGGCTGTCCGGTATGCTATGCCCGACAATATCTACATCCCTCCATTTCATATACCAGCGAGGCTAAGGCCGTGAGTTCAGATGAAAATAAGTCCTTTCTCGCTATATGTGAAACCTGCGGCAAAGAGACTTGGTGGAACGCTTCGGTCGTTTTCAATGTGGGTATGGTTGAAGGGAGGAAATTAGGTGTTAGCACCATCAAGAAATGCCTCGAATGCGGAATGGTGGAGCGATATGACGGAGATTCTCACATTTCCCCGTGAGATAGGGCTTAAGAGGATGCCCTGCACTAACAGGGTTGATTTCAAGGAGTATATTCGCAAACTCAACGGCAAGGCTGACCTCTATACCAGCCTGTATGGATTCACCGACCTTCAAGACAAGGATAACACCGCCATAATGGATAGAGCATGGTGGGACTTCGATTCCAATGACCGTTGCACCATAGAGCAGGTGAAGGATGATGTGTCCGTCATGCTTGGTCGATTGGAGGGTGATGTGCGCTTGGTCGCCACAGGCCGAGGGTTTCATGTTCATCAGTTATTCAATGTGCCGGTAGATTCGCGCAGATGGAGGCATACTATCGACCGCTATCAGCGCAAGATGGCCGAAGGACTCACATCGCTCGATGGGGTCGGTTATCCCCGAAAACTGTGTCGAATACCACACACCTACAACGCTACAAGGGGCCGCTTCGCCGTCATGGTGGCCGCAGATGCTTTCATGACGACTCCACGCACGACTCCTATCGCGAGTCGTCCGAATGAATCACCTGCCGCATACCTTCACCCCTATTGGGGAGCCCCTCGCGATTCTATGTTCGAGGAATACGGTTTCGACATTAGAGAGTGGGCGGCGAATAATCCTGTGGAGTTGATGGGCGACTGGAATGTTCAACAGGTGACGGTCATAGAGGGGACACACGAGGCTATCCCTATGATACCATGCCTGCAACGAGAAATTGAATTGTCTAATCCCCCACACCACATACGCGTCGCGTTGGCGCAACATCTATTCGAGCATTTGCGAAACTTCTCCGAACCATCAGCCCTGACCGCAGAACAGAAAGACCACATGATAGATTTGGCGGTGGCTTTCATAACGAAACTTGAGTGGGGGGACTACAATGAAGCGGTCACAAGGAAAGCCTTAAGAACGCTCGTATCTTACGGAAGGTCCCCGTCGTGTGCGTGGTTCTGTAAGCGTGGCCTCTGCGCTGGCCCATGTTGGCGAGATGATGGCACGAGGCGTGAGTTTTAGAATAGGCTTAAATAAGTCGTGTCCTCGTATAAGGTTTGTGGAAGACCCCTGTTTCCGATGCGGAAAAGAAGAGGTTCAGCCGTTGCATGGCTCAGTCCAATGCCTTAGATGTGGTATGGTCATTGATACTTGCTCGGAAGGACACCCTCTTTGATGCGATAGAGTTATAACCCATTCCGCGCAGGCGGTAGTATGGGCGACATACCCGAAGGTTTGCTCATCGTCGATGATAGGGAAAACGATAAGGTCATCCATAAACTCATCATGTCGTTGGGTGATTCCAAGACGGACCCCGATGGTAAGGTGCTCGTGATGCGGCTTAAGACAGGAGACTACATCATCGGGGATTGGATTATCGAAGCGAAGGAGATTAAGGACTTATCAGCGTCCATCATAGGGCAGGGGCGGTCGAGAACTATCGCGGCACAGTTGAGGGACCAGCAGATATACGGAATCCAGCATTTCAAGACCCCATACCTTGTGGTGTATGGTGAGACTAAGGACTTGAAGCCGTTCTTCCATAAGGGCTCTAAGGGTGGGAAGCAGAACGCGGTCATACAGAAGGCCCGAATGAAGGCAAGGATAGCGGGATTCAAAAAGACCTTTCTCTTTAGATTTCCCGCTACGAGATATTTCGAGGTAGAAACACTTGATGACTTCGTGGCTTGGCTCATTGAAGCATACACCCAAAAGGTCGTTCTTAATCAACCAAGCGAGTCTTCGATATAACCACCCGAACCATCGGGCTTTCTAAGCGCGTTGCTACCGGGCCTGCCCCTTCTTGAATAGGAGATATCGCCTGCACTATCGAAGTCTCCGTCTGATGTTCCCGACTTCCAGCCATCGTCTGTTTCAGTCATCCATCCCTTCGTGTTGTCTTGATGGGTCAATCTGTCTTGGCTTGTAAGTCTCCCTATCTGCTTATCTTCTGCGTTCTCATTGAACACCACTTCCACACCCTTCACGATTAGGGAGGCCAATGGTGAGTCATCTGAACCATCGGGGTTCGTCATTGAACCACCTCCGGGGACCCTTCCCAGAGTCACCCTAATTCGATTACCCAATGTGTCTGCTCCTTCAACCCCCCTTGCAGAGAAAATCGTCACCCGTTGTGAGGTATCGTTGGCCGTAATATCCACATACTTTCTCTGTTTGAACCCTGTTTCGATACACTCCAAAGAGGTGAATAGAGTGTATTTCGTGCCGCCACCTGTGCTGGGTGCTATCACATTCGCCAAGACCTTAATCGTGTTGCTTGATACTGCCTGTGGGACTGTTATGATGACCGAACCTTCGTGATAGTCTGCTTGCCCTATACCGCCGTCGGGGACTTGAGACACACCGGGTAGTGTGAATCCCGATGCACCAAGCATAGCACTACCACTTCCTGTTGCCTTAGTCTGCCCTATCGCCTCCTTAGAAGTGACCTTCTTCTGATTCTTTGGTCTGCGAGGTGCAATAATATCTCCCCCACCCTTGAGTATGTTGGATGCGCTTTTGCTCAGTTTGTTGATGCTTACTTTGCCGCCCGACATGGTTGCTCCTGAACCGGCTCCACCCTGTTGGTCAGGTGCTCCGCTTATGGAATGTTGTCTTGCGTTGCTTGTTTTCAGAGGGCTGATTGTATGGTCCCCACCTATACCTCCCCTATCCGGTGGTATCAAGCCTCCCCACCCCGGAGCCCAATCATCTCTGAAATCGTCACCGGGTCTAACAGGTGGCTGACCCGGAATACCCCCTATGGGACTCCCGCCGTCATCTTCCGGAGGCCTACCCGGAGGGATAGGCTTAGGCATCTGCCCCCCAAGACCATACATACTTATGCCCTGTGACTCATCCTTCTTGAGTTTCAATTTAGTCGTTTCAATTCCTTGACCTCTCTGTTGCCACTCTACTTCCATGATAGTCAGATTCTCATTTAGATTCAACATAGCGTCGGTATAGGTGACCGTCCTCCCCGGTCGCCACACGAAGTCATCCACAATCTCAATCTGCGGGGCATAGTATAGGGAACGGGGTCTGACTTGCCAAAGTGGGCCTTGTCGCCCTTGCGAATCTTCCGACCCAAATGGACGATAGAACAGGGGTAAGCCGAGGGGGAATGCTGATGCTTCATTGACCGAAGAGTTGCTTGTAAGGTCAAGGATTTGAACGGGCGTATGTGCAAGTGTGGTCACCCTGTTCCCCTTGTTTGATTTGGACTCGGTGCTGTTATTGCTTCGGTATTTCAGAAGGTCGATACAGTATTCCCTGTTGAACGATATGACCATCTTCAATGAGCCTGCACCGTAGGATGTTGGGAATGGAATCTCGATGAACCCGTTGGCTTCAACATCCACATACGCAATTTTCGCCGCCGATAGGTCGTTGCTATCGTCCTGTCTCCTTTGCGAATCGAAGTGTGAATCAATGAGCCATATTCTAAACTTCCCTTCGTTAGCAACATCTGAGTTGTGGGTGATGAATATTCTCAGTTTCTGTCCTGTAGTATCGCTAACCTTCGGAACTCCCTTCGGTATGTGGACCACCTGCACAGCCTTCTCTATTGAACAGATGCCGTATGGTATGAATTGACCGGAGAAGTCAGTTTCATGGGTGTCGTAGGTGTTGCACCCACCCCCTCCGTGATAGCCCCTACCGGATTCAAGGTATTCCATGCTTCGTTGTGAGCCTATGTGACTACCATTGGTTGCGTCAAGGTTCCCATCCATAGCATTCTGACGACCACCGATGA